ACTTACGACATTGATCTTCAAGGTAAGATATTTGAGAATAGTACTTATGCAGCTATTGTCGAGAGTGCAGCCAATACGGCTACTAAAGAACTGCTCGATACAACCAGGATGAATCTTGGTAACTGCGCTAAGTATTATCGTTATTATAGAGTGATTGTCAATGATGACAATGCATGTGCTGCTACTGATAATATTATAGTCAGTGCGGTACTTTTCAAACTCTATCAACGCTAAAAGACAGGGAGGGCAGCCAGTCTGTCCTCCTTTAAATATCAATTATATGGAAAAAGTAAAGTTTTTGAAAAATTTTGTTCACGGTAATGGTAAGGTGGATAAGAAAGGAAGTACCCGGCTGGTCACTTCCCGCAATGCGGAGTTTCTTGAAAGAAATGGTTTTGCTCAAAAAGTAGGAGCCAAAGAGAACAAGGAAGCAGCAAAAAGGGAGACTAAGTAAATGGAACTAACAGTCTTGTCAACATCTTTCTCGGAGCCAGTGACGGTTACGGATATAAAAGATTATATCGGTTATCCGACAACTGATCAGGATAATATCATTGCAGGCATGATCACCACTGCCAGGCAATGGCTGGAGGCTCATTGTGCTTTATCGGTTGTTAACAAACAGTATAAGGCATATTTTGAAGAAGAAGATGCTGAAGATGGATGGTATGAACTGCCTGTCAGTCCGGTGCTATCATCTCCGGCTGTTGTTGCACAGGTCTGTGGCACTACTGTGACGTATGATCTTATGGGATATTATAAAAAAAGAATACGCCCTGCCACCGTTTACGGAACCATAGCAGTGGGAGCCTTCTCAACGCTTTATTACCTTGAGGTGACTTTTAATGCCGGGGCTCTTAATACAACGGCCAATGAGATCATTAAGAAGATAGTGGCTTCACTTTTCAAAGGCCGTCAGGATGGATTGCGAGAGGATATATCCATAGGACGTATGCCTTACGATACACGTGTGTTGATTGATTCTATTAATGAGAACTTATGAGAGCAGGCGAATTGAATACGGTCATTCAGATTATTACTCTTACAGAGACGGAGAGTGATGGTGATATTACGCAGGTTGAGGGGACACCGGAGACTATACGTGCCAGAGTGACGCAGGTGGATGGCAGCCGTTACCTGAAGGAAGATGAACTGGTAGACAGGGTAGTGTATAGGATAGAATGCTGGGATAATGATTATTCCAATAATATCAAGATCATTTACGGTGATCTGGCTCTTTATCCTATCAGACCAATAACACGCAACCGGGGCAAGGGCTCAATGTTACCGGAGATCACTATCCTGGTAGCTACCAAAGTAGGGGCTTTTGCATCATTGACAACAGAATGAAACTGGAGATAAAAATAGAAGGTGGTGATCAGCTGGTTGCTGATTTTAAGCGTTACGGTAAGGAGGCAAAAAAAGCCGTTAAGCGAGGCGTTGACCGAACAGCTATGGCCGTGGAGACAGATGCTAAACTCCGGCTTGAAGGTGGACTGGGAGGCGATAAAAGGATAAAAACAGGCAATCTGCGAGCTTCTGTTCATGCTGAATTAAAACAGGGTGAGGCTCATGGACAATATGGTCTCGGAGAGAAGATTGACGATATGGAAGCTGTGATAGGGACGAATGTCGAATATGCAGAGTTCATTGAAAGCGGGACCAGATATATTGCGCCAATGTCCTATCTGGAGTTTGCTGCTATCAGGCAGGATGTAAAATTGAGAGAGAGAGTGACCGAAGAACTTAATAAGTTAGTCAAATGAGTACGACAGGCGTAGATATAAGCTATCCCCTGATAAAAGGCATCTATGATGTGCTTAATGGCAATGTTACTTATCTGGATACGACATATCCGGTCTATAAGAGTATTCCCAAGACGCCTGCGAGTATCTATGTTCATATACGTGATGTGATGCATGGCGAAGATGGTACTAAGGATGATTTTATTTATTACGGTACTGTCAGGGTGGAGATTGTTGATGAGAGCCTGCAACGGGCAGATAAGAAAAAAGCTGAGGGCATACTTAATGTGGTTCGGGGTTTACTCAAGACAAACAAGGGTTCGACTTTCGATTGCGGCGCCAGGATATTGATAGTCTTTCGATCCGGCACTTTCAATACTATAATAGAACAGTCGGATAACGGAATATCGAGAACAAGATTAATAGATAGTTATGAATTTGAAATTGAATAATGCTGATCATTAAAAAACAAAAAAAATGGCAAAGATTAATGGAACGCTAAATGCGATTATAAACGGTTCGGATAAAGTACTTCACCAGGCTAATTCGACACTTAATGTCAATGTTGATCTGCCCGATGCAACCACAAAGGAATCGGCAGGATGGGCAGAGCACATTAACGGACTGCGTGACTGGGAGATCACCTTTGATGGCAAGTATGATGAGACCGGTGAAGGGTTAACACCTGATGAGATACTGGCTGCTATCATTGGACGAACAGCAGATGCAGCAGTGAAATTTACCACTGATGGTGCAACGGGAGCAGCAGGATGGACGGGAGATGGGACATTTCGTAATATAAGCATTAACGGAGCGCAGGAAACGCCTATCACTTTCAGTGGAAGCATAAAAGGTAATGGAGCATTAGCAGCAATATAAGATGGCAAAAGTTAGTGGAACACTGGTTTTACTCTATGCTGATGGTCAGGCTATTGCCTTGCAGCGAGGGCTTGACATAACAGCAGAGCAGGATCTACCGGATGCGACAAACAAAGAATCGGGTGGATGGGCTGAACATGAGAAAGGTCTGCGCAATGCGATAGTCAATTTTGATGCACTGTTATCAACAACCGGACTTTCGGCAGCAGACCTGCTGGCATACATAACCGGACGTACATCACTGTTAATGGTTATTACGGGAGGTATAAGTTATCCTATGATCGGTGAGGTTGATCTCAGTACTATCAGCCTGTCAGGAGTGCAGGAAGTACCGATGGCTCTGACGGGATCACTCAAGATCAACGGGCCACTCTATCATCTCAAGGGTACATCGGCAAGCCTTATCACTGATCCCGATGGCGGCGGTACTGATTACGATACATTCACCATATCGGGTATTGCGGTTACTTCTGCTATCAATGAGGCAGATGCAGCTTATGCAATGAGCAATAATATCAATGTCAGTGATGAGGATGTTATCAAGGTGGCTGTATTCCTGACACTTAATTCGGGGCAGGCGCCGAAAGTGCGGATACGGAGTACCGGAGGTGATACCAATGGGAACCAGGAGACACTTGTCGAAGGTCTTAACATGGTTATTCTGACTATGACGGGAGATGATGCTTCTTCAAAATTCGAGTTATCGAATACGGCTGCATCTAACTATGCTCTTAGCTCTATTTATGTATTCAAATATGTAGCAACGTGATAATTAAATTAAAAATGCCCTTCCGTTTTGGCGGGCTCATTCGTGAAAAAGAAGTGCCATTCCTTTTCAAGATAATGACTCTGGAGATGGTATGCGAACATCTGGGAGTAGATATCGGGGATCTGGATGGTAAGAAAGTCAGCAATTACGATCTGTCTCTTTCAATAGTATGGAATGGTTATCTGGCTGCCTGCAAGGAGATGTATAAAAAACCAAAATATAAATTTACTCATGCAGTCGTCTGGCACGAATATATGAGCCAGGAAGCCAGAGATCAGTATATTAAGGAGATACAGGAACTCACTGGCAAGGTGACAGACCAGACAAAGAAAAGCAAGGTTGTAAAAAAAAAGTCAGTCTCGGCGAACTCCGGGCCTTTGCCCTCGGAGAGTTAGGCTGGACAATAGAACGATGGAGACATTCAACAATACCAGAATACGGGATGGCAGTCGAGGGGTACTGGCGCAACTGGGAGAGAAATACTGCCTGGCTGATGAGAGAGGTGGTTTTTACGATCATTGCCTGCGATCCGTATATTAAGAAAGAAGATAAGCCTGTTAATTCACGGGCAGTATTCAGGATAGGAGATGATAAGGAAATAATCGAGAAGAAAAACAAAGAGACAAAAATATCAAAGGCTGAA